GGAGCTTCTTCAATACCACTACTTAGGCTTTCTGTTAAAGCAGACATAACATCTTGAAATTTCTTTCCTGATATCCCACCTAAATCATCTATCCAATCACACGCATCTAAGTCTGTGAATTTAGGTGTTATGCCTTCTTTATACAAAGGATATTCTGCTGCTGCTCTAAGTAAATTAGATATAGCATCTAATGAATCAGGTCCATTTAATGCATCTCCAATTTCGGTTGGTCCAATTTTTTGTAATTGGCAAAACCTTTTTAAAGACCAAGTGCAAAATCGCAATTGTATTTTTTCTCCAGAACTAAGTTCTAGTTCGTAGTGCCCTCTCATATATGTTGTTGTTTTTGGTTATTAGGAATTAGTAGCTTGAGTCAAAGCACCAGTTCCAGTGAAAGATACTGAATAAGTTACTGGAGATTCCATGTCAGCAGTAATATCCATACTTTCAATGAAAGCTTGACCTGACCAGATTAAGTCACCTGTTACTGGAGTTGTTCCACTAACTGTAGTAAACTTAACTGTTACAGCAGTTCTATTTGCGATTGCAGTCATTAACTCACCTGTAGTGTAGTAAGATGCTGTAGCAGCAGGATCAACTGTAGCTAAACCATCTGTAGTCAAAGACCAAGATTTAGCACCGCCAATATGGTCTACCCAGCCATTACTTTGCTTTGTTGAACTATCTGGTAAGTCAACTGAAAAACTTAAAGAACAAGATGTAGCATGAGCTACCACTTCTGTTCCTACTAATACAACCAATGAGGTTCCGTTAAATACACCTGATGTTGGCATTTTTTTTTATTTTATTTTTTTATAATAATTGTGTCACAAAATGTTCCATTGTTATAATTCTCCTAAATACATAAGACTGATCTATATAGTCAAATGTAGCATAATTTGCTCCCATTTTTCTAGTTACTATATTAAAGTTAGGTGCTACAGAAGGATAGTCGATTGGATAAACTCCAATAATTTCTAATAATTCATTAGCCCATTCGTCTACTGACTTCTGACCTACTTCACCTGACTTTTGAGTCTTGTATATTATATCAAATTGGATAGTAGCATTAAAGCTATAGCTTTGTTTGTCGCTATCCTCTGGAGCAGTTTGACTGCTTATAATCAAAAACGGAGGATTTACATTATCTGGAGCTATTGTATCATAAACTCCTAACGAAAAAGATTCGCTAGTTAGTTTGTCAAAATACCCCTTTCTTATAGCTAATCCGCAGTCTTTCATTTACACAAATTTAGCGAAATATATTTATATCTTTATTTTCTTTATTTTTTCAACCATGCCACCAATTAGTTCATCGGCAGAGTTAAATAAATATGGTCCTGGAGTTCTAATTACCTTATGCAAACCGCTTCTTTTAAACTCTCCAGCATATGCTGTAAGGCTAGAATTATCCAATCTTTTATAACTAAGCATAGGTGCTCTTCCTGTACCAAATTCCACATATGCGGCATAATTAATTAAATGACCTTTAGCATTGCTTACGTTTGGTAAACCAGCCTTAATCATAGAAGATCCGTTAGATAATCTTGTTGCCCTTATGGAAGACCTTAATGCACCTGTATCTACAGCTACCCTAGACTTTGCTCTATTCTCTATTTGCTTAGCTGTTTCATAAATAATATTAGCAGCTTGAATTGTCATTGTATCTGGAGCTTGTTTAAACTTATTTACAATTGAATCAAGCCCTTTTACCTTTACGTTAAATCTAGCCATTTAATAAAGTTGAACACCCAATTATAAAATATTTATTCTCATCTCTTTCATTTATAACTGAATTAATCATATATAAATTACTTTTGTGACTGATAATCAACTTGTTATCAAATGTTTTAGATGTGGTATATCTTATTCTAAAATTGATGTCATTAGCTAAAGAGTCTTTACCAGATATATCTGTTTTATTCTCTGTATCATTTGCAATCTGAGCCCAACAAGTATAATAATCCGCAAGAGTGTTTACATAGCCTCCTGCTCCATCAGATGTCCCTGTTTTGCTTTTAAAAGTAATCCTATTATGTAATTTACCTATCATTATAATATGTAGTTAATACGCTTATATGGCTTCATAAGCTCATAAGCAGTGGTTAAATTAGCATTTGGCTGTGTATCTTCAACACTTGATTCTCTGTACTCATAAAGGTCAGCAACGTACTTTAAAAGGGCTGTTTTCATGCCTTTAGGTGTAGTCGCATAACCACAAGTATAAGTAAATCTATATTCCATGCCATTATTGGCAATCATATATACCTTTTTCGTAGTATCACCCAAAACATTGTAATCTCCAACAGACATCGCTACCCAGTTTTGGTTATCCCAATATTCTACTAATGTGATTGATCCTGTAGGCACATACGGTAATTCTATGAACTCATCAACGTATGCTACAACCTTTAATGTTCTTGGAGTCATGGCAACACCTGCATATTGCTCAAGTCTTATTTGTGCAGTGTCTATCAAAGCATCAATTAAATTATCATCTTCGTTATAATCGACTCTAAGGTAGTTCTTAGCTTCAGCTAAAGTAACAACATCTGCAGTAGGGGCTACTGTTGTTGTAATATCTCTTACAATTTGCATCCTATATGTTTTTTACAAAAATAGTCAAAATTTAACGCATTAAAAAAGGGGTAGTTTTTGGCTACCCCTTATATTTTAGATTAGTCTAAGACTATCCTACGTTACCGAAATCACCATATACAAACGCACCAGCGTAGTAGATTGGGAATGCGATACGAGCTTCAACTCTTACAGTAATCATGTTTTCTACGAAGTTGTTACCATCAAATTCAGAGAACTGAACTGAGATACCATCTCTTTGCATGATTTGAGCACCCATAGCCCAGTCACCAACCAAGAACTTGTCAGCAGCGATAGCTGTAGACTTGAACACTGGAATACCAGCGATTGATAATTGACCATCAGTAGTAACTACTGTAGAACCTGGTAATGAGTAAGCACTGTTAGTGTTCTTAGTATTGATGATGTTAGCCCAATCTGTAGGGTTAATCAAGATACCAGTAGCACTATAGTTAGAAGCTTCAACTTGTGCAATAGCTTGTACTAATTGCTCTACGTCTACAGTTGCAGCACCACCAAAAGCAGCAGCTACACCAGTTAAACCTTGTAAGTTTGGAGCAGTACCGTTACCACTTAATAACTGAGCATCTTCAGCAACTAAATACTTCTCTAACAAACGAGATTGTAAGAAAGAAGTCATAGCAGGAACGTCATCTAACATTTGACGAGAGATTTTAACGTAACCAGCAATAACTTGTGCAGGAGCATTAGTCATTGTGATGTCAAAATCAACTTGAGCTTTTGTGCTACCTTGAGTTTGAGCAGCTGGAGCACCTTCGCCACCAGTCTCAAGAGGGAAAGTAAATAAACCTTGAGAAATTGTACCTACTGGTAACAAACTTCTAACATGAATTTTACGAGAAGGTAATGCATAAACTTGATTAGCATACTGACGAGGAATATCACCAGTTAAGTTAACTGCTTCAGTCATGTTACCTACAGCCTTAGTGTCCATTTTGAATGAAGTGTGCTTCAATTCACCAGCAGCGATTTTACCTAAAACGTCTGCGTTCTTTTCGATTGATTCAGCTAATGTAGCGTTGAATCCTTTTACTTGATTTTCGTTCATTGTTTTACGATTGCTTTTTGCTTCAAGTTTATCTGCAGCATCTTTAACTACAGCAACTTGAGATTTTAATTCTTCTAATTCAGATTTTACCGCATCTACTGCAGCTACGTTTTCAGCTTTTGCAGCATCAAATTGTCCGTTTAATTCAGACTTGATACCTTCAAAAGCACTTTTAATTTCTTCTACCATTAGTTGAAAATTTTAAATGATTGTAAATATTTGCTAACCTCGATTTCAATAGAAATAGTCGGGTTTTCTTCTTCTTCCAATGCCTCTTCTACTGATTCACCTTCTGGTTGCAATTCAGATGGTTCTTCTACAGGCGGTTGTTCTTCTGAAGGAACTGACTTATCATCTTCCATTTCTGCAAGGTATTGCTGTAATTGTTTAAGTTTTAATTCCAACAAACCGAATG